GATTAGCTTTTCCTTCAGCTTCTAGTATATCACAAGCATCAACGATTTTTCTAAAACATTGTAGAGCTAATTTTTTTTGTTTACTATCTAAATGGTCATATCCTTCTTGTAACTGTTCTGCAATGTCTTTTTCTTTTTCATCCATTTTATCAAGTTGAGCTTTTGTAGGAGGACTATTTAAATCTTCCATTTCTTGCAACCCAGGAGTATAGTAATTTCTTATAATTCTAGCATGAGCTGTTTTTACACCCAGTCTACGAAACAGTTTAGCTGGATCAAAATCGTCTAATGCTTTTTTATCATAATTAGTATACCAACTATCTAAAAATTCTTCAATAGGCAATGTCATTTCTAAAGAAGCATGATGAAGACGGTCTTGTATACTAGGCTGTTTCTTTATAGCCAGTTTACGTTCTTCTTCAGCTTTCTGTTTTTCTGCTTCTTCTACTTTTTCTTCTCCATCTATCATTGCTTTTTTAATTTGTTTATGTAAAAAATCAGATGTGGGTTGCATTTTACCCATTGTACCTGGTAAACTATCCCAATACTGATCTTCTTTTTCATTATAATCCGGTTTACCTAATGTCAACTGTCTACAATTATAACCTACTACTGCTGATAGGTGAACTGCACCTGCTTTAGCTTTACGAATATGTTGCTTATCATATCCATTAGCCAACATCCAAGGCCAAATGTGTTCTTGTAGTTCACTAGTTTTATAATGTTCATAATACCAGCTATTAGCTGAACTAGATGCTCGATGAAATTGTTCACCAGACCATTCTTCCCAACCATCCCATTTAGGTTCTTGTAGTTTAGATTTAGGTGTGCGATATACTGAAGCTCTTGGCTTCTTTCTTTTCGCGGACTTTAATAGTCCCATCAGAAATCTCCTTTAGTTATTTTTTGTATATATCATCTTTGGCAGAAAAATGGTTGTTTACGTCTAAATCTTGCAATTCTCGGTCAATCATGGATGATACATGACCAGCAAGTGTGGACCATTTAGTTACTAAGATGTTTGCGAATTCTTGTTTGCTTTCGTGATCTAAACGAGCAATAGCTTCAACTACTTCTTCAGGTTGGAGTTTCATTATACTACCTCTTGGAAACCTAAACTAGCAACAACGTGTTTGTTACCTTCAGGATCAACAACAATATCACCTACTGAAGTTGAATACATAGGGTGAAGTCTTTCAATATTTTCTTCTGGACCAATATTACCTACTTCAAATACACCTTCAAGACCTTTTTCAGTTGTAATATTTGAAACGTGTGTATAATAACCTTTGTCAAATGCTTCTTTAGCAATTGATGAAGTATTATCTCTAGCGAAAGACATATCAAGTTTAAGTTTATGCTTTTCTACAGAATTATGACCTTCAGCATTAATTTTATCATGCTCTGCTTTTGTAACGTGAATTTGAAAAAGTTTATATTTCATTTATTGCTCCTTTATTTCTAACTATACTTACAGTTTACAGTAAGACGTCTTATATGTCAACCTTATTCAGCAGAAAAAAACCCTTAAAAATCAAGGACTTACATCTTTTTTTGTTTTTTGTTGATTATTTTCCGGAAAAATGCTTGAAATTATCGTAGTAAAGAGCTAGTGTTGCCCATATAGCATCGGGATAAAGATTAGTATATTTGTTTCCAGTCTTTTTATAGTGTTCCCATACAGTTTCACTCATATCCATATCTGTATATTCTTTCCAGAAACTTGTATCGTCTCTGTTAGATAATGCATAGTGATGTAATATGTAATCACTGTTTTCTTTCCAAACTCTGTTGATCATTCTATTGTAAGTTTTGGCGTCATATTCGCGTTTTAAGCACTCTACAAGCGTCGTAATACTATATTGTATCATAAACAATGCATTTGATTCTAATGGGTCAATAAAGCCTTGACTAAGCCCTATAGCAACCGTATTGCCTGCCCATGGATTCTTTAACCAATTAGGATTCCATTTAATATTACGTGGTTGTTTACCCATAAATGGTGTTAAGTCTTTTGTATAATCTTTAAACTCTTCTAGTGCATCTTCATTACTAATATGCTTATCACTATAAACATAACCAGTACCAATACGAGAAGTTAATCCAATTTTAAATTGCCAACCATAATCACGTGCTATACTTCTAGTATATGGAATATGTTCATCTAGCTCAAATGGACAAACCCAAGCACTATTAACTAAATGCTTTTCATGTATTTCTACTTCAGTTTTATCGTTGACAAATTGTCTACGGAAACCTGTACAATCAATATATAAGTCATACCCCTCTGGTCTTTTATCAAGTGTTTGTACAATATGTTTTACATTTTTACAATTTTCTTTTACTATACGCCCTGCTTCTTCTGCGTGTAAATGATATGCTACTGCTCTCCAACCTTTGGCATCATACAGTTCTTCGTTGATTTGATGTTTTGTAACTTCACCTGCTTTGTACTTCTTATACCAATCTTCAAATACATTATCATCATTAAACCAAAATGTAAATTTAAATTCATCACCATCTGGTTTATCCCAACCTTGTTTTATATTACCATGTTTGTGTATAGCATCACATTTTGACATCCATGTTTCTTCTTGCATACCAAAACTATCAAAAAAAGTTTTGATCATAGGAAGTGTACTTTCACCTACGCCAACTATTGGTATATCACTACTTTCAATAAGTGTTATATCATAATCTGGAAAGTTATGCTCTATGTAACCAGCGGCCCACCATCCTGTAGTTCCGCCTCCTATGATGCAAATCTTCATATTAATAATTTCCTATACTTTTTATTCTTGTCAGATGTCTACCACCTTCAAATTTAGTAGTAAAAAATGCTTCGCATATTTTCTTTGCTTGAGCAAAACTTGTAAAATCTGCACCTAGACATAATACATTAGCGTCATTATGTTTACGAGACATTTCTGCTTCTTTTGCACTTCTACATACTACAGACCTTATTAACGGATGCCTGTTAGTTGCTATTGACATACCAAAACCAGATCCACATATAAGTATACCTGCATTGTATACTTGCCATCCTGCTTTTATTTTATCTGGTGTTGCATAATCTTTTAAAAAGGTTTCAACTACTCTAGGATAGTTAACTTTCTTTTTATCGTCGTATGGTCCAATATCATGAAATAGATCTATATTAAATCTAGTTCCAATATCGCTATCAATTGGTATTAACCATTTTGATATTTGATCTTTTAGTTTCATTCCTCTATGGTCTGATCCTATGGATAGACTAATTTGTTTCATAAAATCTCCTATATGATTATTTAGTGATTTGTCTTTCAAATTCACGTAAACGTTTATATACACTTGCAAGTTCAATAATTGTAGGCCATGCTTTAAGTAAATATTGCAACGACCCTTCTACTCTTCCAAATGCTCTTATTATTTGTTGCATAACGCCAAGTGTTACTACACCTGCAACAATGGCTGGTGCTAAAAATACATAAGCAGATAAAACATTAGCTTGTAAATAAGCAATTCTGCCTACATTAAAATATAAGTATCTTATATATGATTTAAAGTGAATTGTTCTAACGTCTGCAAATAATTCATCTATTCTTTTTGGTCTAACAGTATCGTCATCTTCTGCTATAACTAGTATCTTTCTATAGGCCGCTTCTTTCTTTTGTAGATCATATTCTACACCCACGAGTCTAAGTAGCCATCCTAGTCCTATTAAAAATAAAGTGCCTCCAACACTCCATACTATTGCACCTGTAATCAATCCGTACTGCCAATCTCCAAAGAAGAAGATAGGAATACCTACTGATAGTCCAAATAATATAGGTACAAACTGTACCATAACCATAATTGATTCAATTAAACTTGTACCAAGTGATTCCATTATTCTGGAAAACTTAATAGTATCTTCTTGAACCCTTTGTGCCGCTCCTTCAATTTTTCTTGCTTTATCATATACTGCATGATACCACTCTACCATTGCAGTTCTCCATCTAAATAAGAAGTGTGCAGTAAAATAACTTATCACTACTGCTAGTGCGACATATATCATTGCTAGATATATAAAAGTTCCTAAACTAGCCCAATACTCACCTATAGTGATTGCATTAGGTGTAGCTAGTGCTTTTTGGATCATATCGTAAAATTGGCCAAACCATTCGTTTATTTTGACATCAATTTTAACTTGAACCCATAATGATGATAAAATGATTGCTGAACCTATCCAAGCCCATAGTAACCATTTTCTTTCTGTGTAAAATCTAAACATATTGTTTTCCTTATATTATGTGGGTATATAATATTTATCCATATCACATTGGGTTCAAAAGGCATAAATACAACATAACAAGGAAAACCATATGCCACGTTTTACACTATATAAGCCTTATAAAGGTAATGATTACAAATTCATGGACAGAACTATACGAGAACAGTTCGATATAGGCGGTACGGCTATACACGTCCATAAGTATTTGGGTCCACAACCTCAACAAGGCAATAATGATCCTAGTGAGCCGAACTACGGCAGTGGTTTAGAAATAGACAATACAACCGGAGAAGAAATAAATCCAGAAGGTATAATTGATGAAACAAATATTCAAGACTTACTGTTTATGGAAAATAGAGATCGTAAATATGATCCTGATATTTTTGATCTTCGTGGAGTATATAATGTTAGTGACAATGACTTTGATTTAACTCAATTTGGATTATTCTTAACCAACGATACTTTGTTTATAAGTTTTCATATCAATGATATGGTAGAAAAATTAGGTAGAAGATTAATGCCAGGTGATGTTATTGAATTGCCTCATTTAAGAGATGAACTTTTATTAAGCAACGACAGAGATGCTATTAATAAATTTTATGTAGTTCAAGATGCCGCTAGGGGTAGTGAAGGATTTTCACAGACTTGGTATCCACATATTTGGAGAATTAAAGTAGCACCATTAACAGATACACAAGAATACAAAGATATACTTGGTAGTGCTAAAGATCCAGGAAGCCTTAAAAATAAAGTTAGTGCTTACAAAACAGAACTTAATATCAGTAATGCTATTGTGAAAAGTGCTGAAGAAGCTGATCCATTAGGTTTGCCACTTGCTGAACATTTATTTGGCCAAGAAGAAGTTGATAACGAATACAAACACGGTGAAGCTTTACAACAAGGTGACCAGTTTCCAGGAAATCCCAAAGATGGAGAATATTTTATTAGAACAGACTTTACTCCTAATAGACTATTTGTAAGACGTGGAAGCAAATGGCATAGATTATATGACAATGTTACTGAACAAACTTGGAGTGATAGAACTTACAATGCTAGTAGCTTTATTAATAATAAGGCTACAACAATTATTGACGATCAAGAGTTTCCAGAACGTCAGCCTCTATCCCAAGTTATTAAACCAAAAAGTGATTTTAACAAATGAGCCAACAATACTTTTATGATAAACAAATAAGAAGATACATTCAACAATTTATAAGATTGTTTAGTGGCTTCAGTGTACAAATGGGTAAAAATGAAGAATCAGGTCTTCCAGTATTTCATAAAGTTCCAGTACGTTATGGTGATATAAACAGAATGGCGGCTCACATAACAAGAGAGAACAGTGAAAACATTATGAATACTGTTCCATTTATAAGTTGTTATGTAACAAATTTAAATTTAGTACCAGAAAGACGTACATATCAAGATCATGTAGATAAAGTTCAAGTATACGAAAAAAAGTATGACCAAACTACTGGAGAATATAAAAACGAAAAAGGCAATAGCTATACTGTAGAACGTCATGCTCCAGTTCCTTACATAATGCAAATGAACGCAGATGTATGGTCATCAAATACAGATCAAAAATTACAGTTACTAGAACAAATGCTTGTTTTATTTAATCCTACATTAGATATTAGAACAAATGCTAGTCCACTAGACTGGACTGCGTTATCTCACGTAGAACTTACTAATACTACCTGGAGTACAAGAAGTGTTGGATCAAGTATTGACGATATTATTGATGTAGCTACAATGTCATTTGATATACCAGTTTATATAAATCCTCCTGCAAAGGTAAAACAACAAAAACTAATTCATACGATTATAAGTGAACTTTATAACTTAGATGATGAAAACTTAGATCTATTTAAAGCTGAACAACCATTTAATAACGAAACTTTACAATATACAGTTGTAACATATGAAGATAGAAAAGTAAAATATGAAAACAACAACCTTCAACTATTAAATGCTAATGGAAGCAATTTAGATGATGACGGTAATGTATTAGAATGGGCCAAAGAACTTACTCCATTTGGAGTATTACGACCTGGAATAAGTCAACTAAGACTTAGAAAATCAAAAGATCCAGGTGCTAAAGATGAAGATATTATAGGACGATTAGACGAACATCCAAGTGATCCTAATTTACTAATCGTAGATATTGATCCTTCAACTTTACCTACTAATACACTAAATGCCGTAAATGCTATTTTAGATCCATCAATTAATTATCCAGGCGATGGAACTGTTCCTAGTGCTGTCACTGGACAACGTTACATACTAATTAATCCTATTCCTTCTACACCAATATGGAGTGGGTTAGTAGCTAATAAATATGATGTTATTGAATATAACGGTTCAACTTGGAATGTTAGTTTTGATAGCAGTAGTGTAAGTGATACCCAACACGTTACAAACTTATCAAGTAGCGACCAACTAGAGTGGAATGGTTCAGAGTGGGTTAATAGTTATGAAGGCGTATATAATGCAGGTTTCTGGAGACTTTACTTATAGTTGTGATGACCCACACGACGATTGTTCACATTGGATAACAAAAATATGATTACAGCCGCAGGATGTATATTTCTTAGCACAGATACAGGAAGAGTTATGCTTCAACACCGTAGTGGTGAAGTTAACCACCCTAGAACGTGGGGCTTCTTTGGAGGAAAATCAGATAATAATGAAAAACCAATTGATACGTTGTATAGAGAAATTGAAGAAGAACTAGGATTAGTTCCGGATATTAAAAAAGTTATACCTATCAATAAATTCACAAGTCCTAACAAAAAATTTATATACCATAGTTTTGTTGTAACTGTAGAAGAAGAGTTTATTCCTATACTGAATAATGAAAGTGATGGTTATTGTTGGGTTAAAATAGGTAATTGGCCTAGACCATTACACCCTGGTGCTAAAATACAATGTAATTCAAAACAATTTATAAAGAAAATAAAAACTGTGTTCGAGCAACACTCTACGAAGTTATAATACCCATTTCTTTTCTAGTAAACATTTCATCTAAGAAAGCATTATAAACTTCTTCATTATCATTTTTGTGTATTTTATCAAAATCTGGATCAAGTTCCATTATTTCTGATATAGTTCTTATATCTGTGGATAAGCCTAATTGTGTTACTGCTTCTTTCCAACCAGCATAACGTTTTAAATCAAAGAAATCTTTTATATTATTATTTTCTATACCAATTTGTTGCATCATTCTATCATCATCAACATACCACGTATAATTTGGAAAGTATATATCCCAACCGCCTACGTGATGCCACCATTCAAAACATTCTTTATCTTTTTCATAAAACGACCACATAGTAGCTTTTGGAAACATTTGTCTTAGTTGAGGTAAGTGATATGCAAACCAATGACTCTTAATAATCTTCTTTCCTGTATCCCAATCAGCAAACGGTTCTTTAAATTCTTTTAATACTTCTTCTTTAGATAGTGTGTTAAGTTTATCAAACTTATGTCCATATTGATTATGTGGACCCCAATATGCACCCCTATGCCAACCAATTACTTTACCTTCTGCATCTCTTTTTTCATAAACACGTCTAGGTGTGTTATCAGTCATATTAATATCTTTACATATAAGACTTAATAAACGTATAACTCCACTCCATCTAGAACCTGGAGCTCCTGTTACTATAATTAGATCTTCACCTTGATAATTCATTAATAATTTTCTCTGTTAAATATTTGTGTGTTTTTGGACCAGGATGTGTTTGATCTCTAGCCAGGTCTATCATTTCTTCTTGTGTGTAATATATTGATTTAATATCTTTTGGCTCGTAATCATAAAACCAATGCTTTCGTCTTTCATTAGGTTGTAGTATAAAATACTTTGAATTTGGAAATGTTTGTTTTAATGCTAGTTCGAACATT